GGGATATGACCGTCTGGGACGACATTGTGCGGATGAAAACGCTCAACACCTCCCAGAGCCAGCGCCGCCAGAATCTCCACGTTTGCCCGCTGCAAATCGACATCGTGCAGCGCCTGATTGAGCGGTACAGCAATGAGGGCGAACTTGTTGCGGACCCCTTTGCAGGGCTTTTCACGGTGCCGTATGAGGCGGTGAAGATGAACCGTAAGGGAAAGGGCGTGGAGCTTAACCCCGATTATTTCAGGGACGGTGTGGGCTATTTGGAAGCCGCAGACGCCGAGCGCGATGCGCCAACCCTGTTTGACCTGCTGGAGAATGGAGCCTGAACATGAACAAAGACAACATGGGCCGGAACGCTGAACACTATGCAGACCCGACCCCGGCCGCAGCCATGCGTAACATCAATAAGGACGAGCGCCAGAAAGAGGCTGTTCGGCTGGACAGAATCGGGAGCCTCGTGCCGTTGCTGCGCCAGATGGCCGACATCGCAGGATTCGAGATCATGGGCCGCATCCCGCTGCGGGACAAGGCCACAGGAAAGGAGTACCGGTAATGAGCAACACCGAAGAGGTTATTGCAACCTGCCGCGACACGATGTTGACCGCATTAGAAAAGATTGGCGGTCAGAGCCTCATTTGCTCGTGGACACGCCGGGACGGCTCCGTTGTGAAGCTGACGCTGGAAATCAGAACGAGCGACCAGACCACCATCGGCGATGCAATCCGCAGCATGGACGATGAAGAAATGGCGCGGCGGCTGGTGCCCAACGTGCTGGATGCTTTGGGCGAGGATGGCCCGCCGGATGAAGATGGCGTCCGGGACTGGCTGGAGCTGCCCGAAAGCTATCTCAAATACTGACAGGAAAGGAGCGCCTGCAATGGCACAGCATTACAAGATTGACTGCGACAAGGTAGAGGACCGAAAAGCGCTGGTTGTCGTCCTGTCCATGAACGGCTACATCGTCCGCATGGGCAAGGAAAAGCGCAACGGCAAGGCCAGCCTGACCTATTTCGTGGAGTATTGGAGGCCCGACGATGAGTGAAGAAATGACCATTGAACGCGCAGCGGAGATCCTCGACCCGATGCACCGGGAGGACTACAAGAGCATTGAGCCGGTGAACGAGGCTTGCAGGATGGGCCGGGAGGCTCTGCTGCTGCACATTCCTCGCAGTCCATACCCGGACGGCGACGAGAGTATTCTGGCTTGCCCGAACTGCGGCAGCGGTGAATACCTGCACAACATCGACACGGCCCGGAACGTGTTCTGCGGCCAGTGCGGACAGGCTATCAAGTGGGAGGACGACGATGAATAGACCTAGAACGGCGGCGAGCATTCGCCGCAGCTACATCGGCGCACGGAGCCGCGTAGAGGGCGCAGGTTTCGAGAACATCATCAACAGCGCTTGCGCGTATTACTGCTCCATTGGTCTGGCGGACGTTGAAAAGACCCCGGAACCGATGAAGCCGCTGGGAAGCCCAGACCGCGCAGGACGTTTTCTCGCCTGTTACACCAAACAGGCCCAGCCGGACTACAAGGGCGTTCTCAGGGGCGGCAAGGCCGTCAATTTCGAGGCGAAGCACACGGACAGTGACCGCATGACTGCCGACCGTGTGACGTCAGATCAGGCGGCCCGCTTGACCCGCACGGAAAGGCTCGGCGGCATTGCCTTTGTCCTCTGTTCTTTCAGCGGCAGATACTTCTACCGCGTCCCGTGGGCCGTTTGGCGCGACATGAAGCGCCTGTTTGGCCGAAAGTACATCACCCCGGCGGATTTGGCGGAGTACCGTATCCGCGTTGCAGCGCCCGGAGTGCTGCTGTTTTTGGAAGGAGTTGAAACCAATGCGTCCGATTGATGAAATCAAGAAGAACCACCGCCTGATGATCGTGCGGGAGGGCTGGGACGGCTTCATGGCCTACCTTGTCCACCCGCAGTATAAGCCGCAGACTGTGGGCATCGTTGCATCGTGGGGCGGCGGCTGGGAACACGTCAGCGTGAGCCTCCCGCGCCGCTGTCCGACGTGGGACGAGATGTGCCTAATTAAAGACATCTTCTGGGACGAGGAAGAATGCGTGGTGCAGTTCCACCCGCCGCGCAGCCAGTACGTTGACACCCATCCGTACTGCCTCCGCCTGTGGAAGAAAATCGGCGAGACCTACGAGACCCCGCCGAAAGAATTTGTTTGACGAAAGGAGCTACCACATGAGTAAAAGAGAAAACCGCCGCATCCGGCAGCTGGAACGCCGCGTGGCAGAGCTGGAAAAGAATATGCCCGCGCCTGACTGCCAGATTCGCGTTGACGCGGAGAACTTCGTGCCGGAAAAGCTGGCACAGGACATCGCGGAGGCTATTGGTAAGTCCACCGGAAAGAGCGTTCAGGTGCGGCCCGCAAAGACCTGCAAAACCCTCAGCGACGCGCTGCGGGAAATCAGCGACACGCTGCGGGAAATCTTTGGCGCAAAGTGACCGGCCCGCAGCCGGAGACAGAAAGAGGGGTGTATATGGAGATTAGGGCATGGAGAGCATGGGAACCCAAAGGGATTCTGGATACAGAAGAAGTGAAAAAGTGGTTTCAGAGCTGCCGCAATCTGGTGGAGGCTATCCACAACCAGCGTGAAAAGGTCGCCCGCCTGCGGGACGCTGCAACGCATATCACGCAGAACCTGAGCGGAATGCCGATGGCATCCGGTAACGGCGACAAGATTCTGGACGCTGTGTGCGACAGGGACGCGGAAATCCGCAAGCTGAACCACATGGAAACGGAACTGGTTAAGCGCCGCATGGAGGCCATCTCCCGCGTTTTCTGCATCGTATACGCCGAGAATGGGTACAGCATCCGCATTGCGGACTACCTGCGCAGCTATTACATCGACTGCGAGACCACGGACAAGGACGGCAATTTCAAGCTCAAAACCTATGAGAGCGTTGCCGAAGAATACGATGTGTCGGTCAAAACCGTTGCCAATGGTCTGAAAAATGGACTGGAAGCGCTGGCTGAAATCTGGCCCAACATTACGAGGGATAGTGCATGATGCGCAAAATGCACAAAGTTAGACCCTGATTTTTCGACACGAGCATACCTTGGCATTACCATGTCTTGTGAGTATGCTTATTACAAGCGCAACCGCGCATTGCGGCACGGCGCTAAATAAGAGGAGAAGCAGAGCGGCACGTCACTCCCCGCTGCTTCTTCGCTTTTTATGTGGATGCAGGAAATGACGACGCGAACAGCAGGTGAACGCCGTGGCGGTCTGATTCCGCCCATCTACACCGATACCCGCCACCCCGTAGGCGGAAGTGGACGCATGATCTAATCAGTCACCGGGAGCTGCTGCGTTTCCCAAGCGCAGCGCAGTTTCCTTTCTTTTTCTCTTTTGACGGCTTTGCATACTACCTGACATGATTTTTCCTCCTATAGCATTATAACAGCTGCCCGGAGGCCCCGGAACATTTAGGCGGTGCGCGTGTATTCCGCCGGTGTGTGCGTCCAATCCCTGCGCCCTGAACTGCGACCGACCATCGCAGCAAGGGGCCTTTTATATGCCGTTGTAGCTCAAGCAGAGCGCCGCCCAGTTAAGGCGGGTCACATTGACGATACGCAAGAGCGGCCCTGTCCGGCCTGTCCCCGGATGGATTGAAACTCTTGTGGTGCTGGTTCAAGTCCAGCCATCGGCTATTATATGCCGCCATAGCGCAACGTGGAGCGCATTCGTGGGAGTAGCCACGGAGGGTTCGATTCCGAAAGGCGGCTGTCATGCGCTCGTAGCTCAGTTGGTAGAGTACAGGACTTTTAATCCTGAAGCCGTGGGTCCAAGTCCCACCGGGCGCACCAAAACAAAAACAGAGGGCTGTCCAGCAACGGACAACCCTCTGTTTCATTTTGCGGTTATGCGAGATGCAGATATCTTTCGAGGCCCTCCTGCAAGATGGCGGAGTAAGGAGCGTGAGCGGCTTCAGCTGCATCGTTCAGCCATGCGGGAATGCTCAAAGTCTTTTTGACGGCACGTTTGGTGCTGGCGGGCTTCGCGTCGATCAGCGAAACGAAGCAATGCTCTTCGGGCTTGATGTTCTGGATGGGAGTAGGAGCGGGCAGCTGCTTTCCCTCTTCCAGCACAACAGCAGCGTATCCGGCGAGAGCTTCTTTCGCACCCTCCATCGTTTCGGCGATGGTGTCACCGAAAGACTGGCAGCCCTCCAAGTCGGGAAATTCTACCCAGAAAGAACCGTCCTCTTCGTGGAAGATAGCAGGATATACAAGCGTCATACAAAAGTCCCCTTTCATTTCAGGCCGTGCCGTTTCAGGATTGCGTTTAGCAGTCCGTTCGGAACGTCTTTGCCGTGAATTGGAATCGTTTCAATTTTGCCGTCTTTTTCGAGAATATGGTGGCTGCCGTTCACGCGGACGACTTTCCAGCCATTTTTCTGCATGAGTTTCAGTAGGTCTTTATCTCGCATCTTTCAATTTCCTCCTCACCAATAGTATACTACGTATTTACGTATTTGTAAAGACGTTTGATGAATTAACGATAAATTTTTTAAGGAGGGTAGCATGATTACCAAAGAATTATTGAAACTTCCGGTTGCGGACCTTGTGCCGTATGAGAACAACCCGCGCGTGATCTCCCCGGAAGCTGTGAACGCCTGCGCGGAGAGTATGCGCCAGTGCAGCGCACTTGACCCCATCGAGGTGGACGAGAACAACGTCATTCTCAGCGGCCACACCCGCCGCCTCGCTCTGATGCAGCTCCATGTGGAGATGGCCGACGTGGTACGCTACACCGGCCTGACCGAAGAGCAGAAGCAGAAGTACCGCATCCTCGCCAACAAGACCGGCGAAATGACCGGCTGGGATTTCTCCAAGCTGGAGCAGGAACTCGCGGAGGTGGATTTCGGAGATTTCGACTTCAATTTCGACAGCGAAGCCCCGGAGGACATCTTTGACGATTCCACAGACCTGCGCAGCGAATACGACGAGCCGCACGACGAAAGGCTGATTTGCCCCTGCTGCGGCCACATCGACCTTAAAGCAAAATTCAAAAAATTTGAAGGAGTCACTGGCGATGCACAAAACGGCAATGAGTGAAAATATTCCTCAGTGCGCTGGAAAACAACAACGCTCGTCTGGATGAACTTGGTTCGATGCACTATAACCTGATGTCCTACTACTACATCCCGAAGAACCCCAAAAGAGCACTGGGAATCATCGAGCAGAGCGAGCGCATCATGATAGATTCCGGTGCGCACACCTTCCAGAAAGGCAAGACAAAGCTGGACTGGGAAGAGTACACCGAATCCTATGCGCGTTTCATCCGGGAAAACGACTGCGACAAGATAGTGGGCTATTTCGAGATGGACGTGGACAAGGTGATAGGGCTTGAGCGTGTCATAAAGCTGCGTAGACGGCTTGAACAGGAAACAGACAAGATTATTCCTGTCTGGCACAAGGGACGCGGCATAGAGGACTTCTACCGGATGTGCGAAGAGTACAGCGGTAGGGTCGTTGCTATCACCGGGTTCAAAAACGAGGACATCAAGGACCACCAATATGCACAATTCCTAAAGATAGCGTGGCAGCACAACTGCCGCGTTCATTGTCTGGGCATGACCCGGCAAGATGTGCTGAAGAAAGTTCCCTTTGACTATGTGGATAGCTCTTCGTGGACGCAGGGCGTCCTATATGGCCGTTTGGGAGGCCGAAAGCTAAAAAACGAAAAGACCACTGCGGAACGCGCTGTCATGCGCCAACGCCAGTGGGAAGCTGCATACAAGGAGGCAATGAAGATGCAGGAATACTATGAAAACTACTGGTTCACCACGACCGCCAGACTGAAAAAATCTCTGGGGGGGGGTACTGATTATGCGCAGTAATATGAAGTCCCTCGCTTATGCCGCCATGACTGCGGCCATTTATTATGTTCTCTGCGTGGCAATCGCCCCGCTGAGTTATGGGCAGGTACAGTGCCGCATTTCGGAGGTTATCCTGCTGTTCTGTATGCACAACACCTTTGCCGTCTACGGCTATACCCTCGGCTGCGCACTGGCAAACCTGACCTCTCCGCTGGGCATTCTGGACGTGATCGTCGGCTCCCTTGCGAACCTCATTGTTGGCACATTTGCACGCAGGAGCGGCAAGGTCGTCCCGACTATCCTGTTCGGCACTGTGTTCAATGGCATTGTGGTCGGCGCAGAACTGTCCATCGTGTACGGCTCTCCGTTCCTGCTGAACGCTGTGTGCGTCGCAGCTGGCGAGGGCGTTTCTCTTCTGCTTGGTGCTGTGCTGTATAAGCTGGTGGGCAAGCGCGTCGAAAGCATCTGGAGGTGAGTTCCGATTGGCCGCAAAGGTAAGTATGAGCAGTGGCTAGAGCCTGAAGGGCTGACGCTGCTTCGTGGATGGGCAAGAGATGGCCTCAAAGACAAGCAGATTGCCGCGAATATAGGCTGCTCAGTATCGACCCTCTGCGAATGGAAAAACAAATTTCCCGAATTTTCGGAAGCACTAAAAAAGGGCAAGGACGTCGCGGACTACATCGTGGAGAATGAGCTGTTCGAGAGCTGCAAGACCCGCACCGTGACCGTCAAGAAGCCTTTCAAGCTGAAAACCGTCAAGGTGGACGGCAAAAAGCGACTGGAGGAAGAGCGTATCGAGTACGCGGAAGAGCAGGTCGTCGTTCCGGCCAACGTAACGGCACAGATCTTCTACCTGAAGAACCGGCGGCCCGAAAAGTGGAAAGACAAGCCGCAGGAGAACACGACCGAGGCCCAGAACACCGAGATGCAGACCCTCGCAGACCTGCTGCAACATCCGCTGCCAAACCGTGACATCAAGGACTTTGAAGAATGAACATCCCCGCACCATTTTCTAAAAACCAGATGCGTTTCTTCTGGGACTGCTTTGACCACTGGTTCAACGTAGCAGAGGGCGGCAAACGTGGCGGTAAGAACGTCCTTATCACCATGGCGTATTGCACCATTCTGGAGAAGCACCCAAGCAGAATACACCTGATTGCGGGCGTGTCCACGGCCACGGCGCGGCTGAATATTCTGGACTGTGACGGCTTCGGCCTGAAAAACTACTTTGAGGGACGCTGCCGGGAGGGCGTATACCAGAACCGCGATTGCCTGTATATCCAGACGGCGACCGGTGAAAAGGTCGTGCTGATTTCCGGCGGCGGCAAAGCTGGCGACGAAAAGCTCATTAAGGGCAACACCTACGGCACGGCCTACATCACCGAGGCCAACGAATGCAGCAAAATCTTCATCCAAGAAGTTTTTGACCGTACCCTGTCCAGCCCCGACCGAAAGATATTTCACGACCTGAACCCGAAAGCTGAGGCTCACTGGTACTATCAGGACGTCTTAAACTTCCACGAAGAAAAACTCAAAGCGAACCCGAAGTACGGCTTGAACTACGGCCATTTCACCATCGCGGACAATATGAGCATATCGGACGACCAGCTCCGGGCTGTGCTGTCAACGTATGACCGGAAAAGTGTCTGGTATGCCCGCGACATTCTGGGCCAGCGCAAAATGGCCGAGGGCCTTGTCTACCCCATGTTCTCGATGGAAAAGCACGTCGTCAAAGGCACCATTCCGTACAGCTCCCGCCACCGGTACTATGTTTCCATCGACTACGGCACGGTCAATCCGTTTGCTGCTGGCCTATGGGATTTCGACCCGGTGAGCCATAAGGCTATCATGATACGCGAGCTGTACTACCGTGGAGGCAGCGCAAACCGTACTGACAACGAGGGCTATTACAGGCTGCTGAAGAAGCTGATTGGCGACATCAAAATCGAGTATATCATCATCGACCCTTCGGCGTCGTCCATGATAGAAACCATTGAAAAGTATGCAGAATGGCTTGTGGTGAGGGCTGACAACGACGTTCTGAACGGCATTCAGGACGTGACGAAGTACCTAAACATGGGCCTTTTGCTGTTCCATGAGAGCTGCAAGGAGACGTTCAAAGAATTTGACCAGTATTCGTGGGACGAAGAATCTGGCGAGGATGCTGTTATCAAAGAGTTCGACCACAGCATGGATATGATACGCTACTTCTGCCGCACGGCCCTCCGCGCAGAGCTGAAGTACATTGCATGATGGAAAGGGGGTGAACTGCTGTGAGTTTCATTTCCCGCTTATGGGGGAGGATAAAATCTATGTTTATTCGTACCGACATCGGAAAGACCTTCGGCGTGGAGCTGATTCAGTCCTCCGAGATGAACGCAGCGCTGGAGCTGTGGGACAATGTTTCGTCTGAGCGCCCGCCGTGGCGCAACCCGGACGACGACATCCGCACCTACAACATGGGAAAGCACATCAGCGACTACCGGGCGCGGCTTGTCTGCCTCGACCTCGGTGTTGCGCTGTCCGGCTCGCCCCGGGCCGACTACTTGCAGGGCATTTGCGATGATCTTATCAAGCGGCTGCCCGATAAGGTAGCAGACGCCGAGCGCATGGGCGGTATCGCCATCAAGTGGAACGGCTCCAGCTGGGACTTCCACCTGCCGGGAGAGTTTGGCATCACCAAACAGGACGGCAACGGCAACATCGTGGGCGCAATCTTCGCTGAGTACATCACGCACGGCTTCGACCATTACACCCGGCTGGAGTACCACCGGTTCAAAGATGGGCTGTATCTGATTACGAACAAGGCGTTCCTCAATCGTTCCATGAGCAACGGCCAGTATACCCTTGGCGCTGAAATCCCACTGACAGAGGTTGACGAGTGGGCGGAGATGCAGCCTGAGACACAGATCGAGCAGCTGGAAGCTCCGCTGTTCGCATTCTTCCGGCTGCCCGGCGCAAACACCATCGACCCTTCTTCCCCGCTGGGTGTGTCTGCCTTTGCAAATGCGCTGCCGGAGCTGGAGGCGCTGGATGTTGCCCTCAGCAGAAAGAACGGGGAGGTCGCAGACAGCAAGCACATCACGTTTGTTGGTCAGGCGGCTGTCCAGTACGCCAAGAACCGAAACGTGCAGCTGCCGCGCTTTATCAAGGCGCTGGGCGCTGGCGTGAACGACGACGGAAAGGCCGTCACCGAACACGTCCCCACCATGCTGACCGATGCCCGCATCAAGGACATCAACTTCGACCTGTCCATGGCCGGTGTCAAATGCGGCTTCAGCGAGGGCGTCTTTGTCATGGACGGCCAGACCGGCATGATTACGGCCACACAGGTGGAAAGCGACGACCGCGACACCATCCAGACCATCAAGGCAGACCGCGACGCTCTGCGTAGCGCAATCGAACAGGCCATCAAGGGCGCAGACGCTCTTACAACCCTGCTGGGAGCTGCACCGATTGGCGAGTACGAAACCACCTACAACTTCGGCGACATCACCTATAACTACGAAGAGGACAAGGCCAGCTGGAAAAATTACGCCTCGCAGGGCTGGATTCCACTCTGGCTGTACTTCACCAAGTTCGAGGGCATGAGCGAGGAAGAGGCAAAAAAGATGGTCGCAGAAGCCAAAGCAGCCGAAAAGGAAAAGGGCCTGTTCGACGAGGAATAACCGGAAGGGGGCTGCTCCATGCTGACACCGCAGCAGATCACAGAGCTTGCGGAAACGCTGTATCCGGCGCTGGACGACCTCAACCGGTGGATAACGCTGGACATGATACGGCGCTTCATGGCACGTCTGGGCCGCGGAGAGGACGCTGTACTGTCTGGGACAGACCGGTGGCAGACCGAGGTATACCAAGCAGCGGGCGGCCATCTGGAGGAACTGCAAAAGAAGCTGAAACTGTTCACGAAGCAGTCTGACGCCGAAATCGCGGCCATCTTTGAGGATGCGGCGGTCAAGGCGTGGGCTGCCGACTGTGCTGTCTATGCAGCAGCCGGTCACGACGTGCAGCCTTTGGCTCTGTCCAGCCGCATGGTGAGCATCTTGCAAGACGCCTACACACGGACGCAGGGCGAAGCGCACAACTTCACCCGCACAACGGCCAGTGCGTCGCAGAAGCGGCTTTTCAAGGTACTGGATGAAGCGCATTTCAAGGTCATTACCGGCGCTCAGTCCTACACGGCGGCAGTACAGGAGGGCGTGGACGAGCTGGCGAAACACCAGACGCACGTTGTCTATCCGACCGGCCATCGTGACACCATCGAAACGGCAGTTCTGCGAGCTGTCCGCACTGGTATCAGTCAGGCCACCGGCAACATGACCATGCAGGGCATGATAGGCCACGATTGGGACCCCATCCGTGTATCTGCCCATCGTGGCGCACGTTACGGAGACGGCGGACACAACCCCGGCAACCACTTCTGGTGGCAGGGTAAGTTGTATAGCCGCACCGGGCGCACACCGGGCCTCCCGCTCTTCGTTGAGGCGACCGGCTATGGAACCGACGAGGGTTTGGGCGGCTACAACTGCCGCCACAGCTTCGGCCCCGGCGACCCAAACCACAACCCTTTTCAGAACTTCGACGAGGAAGAGAACCGCAGGGTCTACGACCTCACGCAGAAGCAGCGAGCCAAAGAAGCCCGAATCCGGCGTGAAAAGGTCGAGATGGCAGGTTATCAGGCAGCAGCCGAAAACGCCACAGACGACGCTCTGCGGGCGGCTCTGGAGGATAAAGCGGCCAGAGCATCGGCAAGGCTGAAAAAGCATACGGCGGACTATGAGCGGTTCTGCCGGGAAAACAGCCTGAAGCCGCTGAATGACCGGCTGTATGTTGCACGACGTTCACAAGCAGCCGCCCGCGAGGCTGCGCACAAATCGCCCATTGGAGGACAAAACGAATGAGAAAGAAAATCTTTATCAGCCAGCCCATGAACGGCAGAACGGACGAACAGGTTTTGCAGGAACGCAAAGCTCTGATTCACTGGGCAAAGAAAAAGCTCGGCGACGATGTGGACCCGCTGGAGACGTTCTTTGACGATTTCGGCCCCGCGGCAAAACCGCTGGACTATCTGGCCCGCAGCATCGAATTTCTGGCTAAGGCTGACGTGGCCGTGTTTGCGCCCAGCTGGCAGGATGCCCGCGGCTGCCGCATTGAGCATCAGTGCGCTGCTGACTATGGCATCTCCATCATGGAGGTATCGACCTATGGCGAGCTGCTTAATGTCTGACGCGCCCTATGCGCCGTGGCTTTCCGATATTCTGGCATCGCTGGAGGAATTGAAAATCGACCGCATTTGCGTTGCGGCCCCGCTCCCCGGCGGCGAGGTGTTCACCGGTTACTACCACATGGACATGATGGACAAGGCCGTGGTCGCAACGAACATTCAGGCGGACGCCACGCTGGATGCAGTCTGCGCCAATGGCCGCCGCATTCAGGAAGCATGGGAAGCGGACAATGAAGAGGGTGTGGACGATGATGAATGATTTCGACAAACGAATGAGGCGTAGCCGTAGGCGAGCCGAAATCCTTGGAGCCGTCGCGTCCATTCTCGTTGTGGTCACTGCTTTTGGCTCTGTTGCGATTTCGATTTTCCTTTACAGCGGCCTGTTCGCATCCGATATTCCCGAATGGATGAAATGGGCGCTCCTGCTCTTAAGATAAGCTCTATTTCAAGCACGGTGCGGTCTGCATCGTGCTATTTTTATGCCCGCTGCGGCCGCATGAGGCCAAAGAGAGCGCAATATCAGTCTACCTGCGGACTTAACAAGGCAGGGGCAGCAAGTCAGAGCGACGACTTAAAACGCTTAGCTGCTGAACCGGAGGTATCCCATGAAAACCAGTGAACTGAAAGACCTTGGACTGAATCAGGAGCAGATCGACGCGGTCTTTAAGCTCAACGGCCTCGACGTAGAAAACGCCAAGGCCCCCATCGCCACGCTGACGGCGGAACGTGACGACCTGAAAACCCGCTTGGCAACCGCAGAGGACACCCTGAAAGGCTTCGATGGCAAGTCTGCCGATGAAGTCAAGGCGGAAATCGCCCAGTACAAGAAGCAGGCCGAAGATGCCGGTAAGAACTTCCAGCTCCAGATGACCCAGCGTGACCAGCGCGATTGGGTCAACGGCCAGCTGGACAAGTACGGCGTTTCCTCTCCCTACGCCCGCCGCCAGCTTACCGCTGACGTGATGGACGAAAAGGACGGCCTGAAGTGGAAGGACGGCGCATTTCAGGGCTTCGACGACTTCATGAAAACTGCAAAGGAAAAGGATTCCGGCCTGTACCAGACTGCCGAGGAAAAGGCAGAGGCTGAAAAACAGGCGCAGCTTGAAAAGAAAGCGCCGAAGATTGTCGGCCACACCGGCAACGCCACCCCGACGGAAACCAAGTACACCCCGCCCAAAATTTTCTAAACCGAAAGGAAGGTAAACCACTATGGCAAGAATTGAATCTCTGGGCATTCTCAACACCGACAGCGGCAAAGAGTATCTCGCCGAGCTGTACGGCAAAGTCATCCAGAACGTGCAGAAAGCGCTCGTTTCTGCTGGCATGAAGAACACCGACCTGTCCGGCGACCCGACCGCTGGCACTGTGGAGGCAAAGCGCTTCGCAAACGCCACCTCCGCAAACTATGGCACTGCCCGCAAGGCTGGCAAAGGCAGCCAGATCAAGGCCAAGTCCGTGACCGTTGCCATCGACAACGACAAGGAAATCGTCGAAGAGATGGAAGAGAAGGACGTCAAGCTGTATGGCGTCGATGGCGTTCTGGACCGTCGCGCTGCAAACCATGTTCTGCGCATGGCCGCAGAGCTGGACAAAGACTTCTTCAAGGCCGCAGACGGTGAAGCCGTTAAGGTGACTGTCGCCGCTGGCACCAGCGTCGAAGATGAACTGGAGCAGGTCATTCAGGAGGCCGAAAACACTGCCAACGATTTTGTGGATGGCGTACCCCGCGAGATGATGTGTCTGGTAACGTCCACCGCCTACTATGGCAAAATCCGCAACAATCTCGACAAGATGTCTCGTGCGAACGTAGATACTGCTGCTGAGGAGTTCTACGCATGGCACGGCGTCGAGGTCAAGTCCTGCACCCATCTGCCCGCTGGCTGTGACTATATCCTGATGGTTGACGGCGCTGTGGCGCAGCCTGTCATGGCAAGCACCTATACCGCCGAAAAGATTCCGCTGTCCGAGGCGACCGCCGTCAGCCTGTTCTATCACTACGGCACCAAGGTCGTCACCCCTGACCTGATTTTCAAGAAGAAGGGCGCGGAGTAAGAAAGGAGCTATCACAATGGCAAAGTTCAAGAACATCGTCACCGGCAATGTGCTGGAGACTGACAACCCGCTGACCATCAAGCTGATGGAGAACAGCGACCGCTATGAAGCTATGGACGCACCTGCCGTCGAGGCGGCTGTGCCCGCCAAGAAGTCCAGCAAGGCAAAGGCCGCAGCAGCGCCCGCAGAGGACGCCTGAGCGGAGGTGTAAACCATGGCGTATGCGGATTATGAGTTCTACACCGCCCGGTATTTCGGCGATGAGCTGACCGAGGCGACCGCGCCGAAATGGCTGGAACGTGCGAGTGATGCTGTTGATACCATTACCTTCTACCGGCTGGCGCAGGGTATGCCCGAAGATGACGCTCATGTTGTCCGGGTGAAGAAAGCCGTGTGCGCTCTGGCAGACATCCTCTTCCGCGTGGAGCAGCAGCGCACGGTAACGGCGGCCAGCAAAGATGCACAGGGCAATCTCCGGCCCGCCGTGGCCTCTATGACCTCCGGCAAGGAATCTGTGTCCTATGTGCAGTCTGCGGAGGCGTCCGTGTACGCAAAGGCTGCATCCGACAGCGCAGCGCTGAACTCCCTGCTGCAATCTGAAGCTGAACGGTATCTCGCAAACGTCCCCGGCCCGGACGGCGTGAACCTGCTGTATGCGGGGGTGAGATGATGCACGACCAGACCATTACGCTGTACAACTACCACGAGCCGTCTGGCCTCTGGTATACGACTGTGTTTGAGGGTGTGCAGCTTGCTGCGGCCAGCGCGAGCAGCGCGACGACGCACGGCAACAACGGCGGCGATTCAGTGAGCATCATCATACCGGCGGCAGCGGACAAAACGGCAGCCTCCCGGCAGTACATCGGCCCGAAAGCCTATGCAGCGCGGGACGCCCCCGGCGAGTGCTTCACATTCTGGCCGGAACATGATTTCGTCGTTGTCGGTAGCTGTCCTCTGGAGCAACCTGTTTCTGAGGATGGCTACGACAACGGCTTATACCACGAGATGAACCATGGACAGGATGAAGTCTACATGGTTACTTCGGCCTCGTTCTACGGCCTCATCCCTCATTTCGAAGTGGAGGGACGCTGAATGAGCGATACGGAGCATTTTCAGGGCTTTTCCTGCGTCCATGGTCACTTTTATGCAGAAATCCATTTCGACCGTTTTTCACGGCAGTTTGCAGCCGCTCAGGAGTGGCTGGCAGAACAGGTGCTTGCAGACTGCAAACCGTTCATGCCGATGGAGACCGGAAGTCAGATTCAGCGCTCGTATGTGGACGAGGGCGGCAAGCGGGTCGTATTCCCCGGCCCCTATGCACGGTATCTGTACGAGGGCAAGGTCATGGTTGATTCCGAGACCGGCAAAGGCCCCGCAAAGATACCGGACGGCTCCGGCGGCTATCTACTCCGGTTCCGCAAGGGCGCGACGCTCGTTCCGACCAGTAGGCCGCTGACCTATTCGACGACTGCGAACCCACAGGCTACCGACCACTGGTTCGATGCCGCGAAGGCGGCGAACGAAGAACGCTGGCTGAACGGAGTAAAACGCATAGGAGGTAGAGGCGAAGATGCCTAAAGCAAATACCGCCGTCAAGTTTGATGTTGACGGTTCTGAAATCATGAGCAAGGTGCTGATGGAGCTGCTCAACACCTGCCCCGCACTGTGCGGCAGGAGAATCGCATTCTCCACGCTGGGCGAGGACGACGGCCTTGCATTCTTCCCTTCTGTGGGTGCGGCTATCACGTCCGAGAAAGAAAGCATCACCGGGCACGTCAATCAGGTCTGCGCTTATCCGTTTGACATCGTGCTGCGCTGCGCTCCCAAGACGGAAGCTGCAAGGATGCGGAGCAAAGAGCTGCTGGACGCTATCGGGCGGTGGCTGGAACGCCAGCCGGTCACGGTGAACGGTGAGATGCACACTATGGACGCATACCCGGCTCTGACGGAGGGAAACCGCAAAATCAGGGCCATTTCCCGCACAAGCCCCTCGCGCCTGAATGCTGTGTACCAGAACGGCGTTGAGGACTGGCTGTTCTCCGGCAGCCTGAGATACGAAAACAATTTTTGCAGATAAGGAGAGAACAACATGGCAGAGAAAATCGAACGTAAGCTGCTGGCTCACTATATCGATGCCAGCTTTGACACCACCGGGAACACCCCGAAGTATGTCCGTCTGGGTAAGGACCTGGAGGAGTACAACCTCGAACTGAACCCGGACGTTGAGGTGTCGAAAAACATTTGGGGTGAAAGCACCATCAAGCACAACGGCTACGAGCCGCAGAGCGAGGTGGACCCCTACTATGCAGTGGAGGGCGACCCGCTGTATGAGAAGCTGGAAGCTATCGCAAATGGTCGCCTGACCGGCAACGACTGCATGACCACCACTGTGGATGTGCTGGTTGACAGCAAGGGCAAGGTGGCATGGGCATACCGCGAGAAGGTTATGGTCGTGCCTACCTCCGTGGGCGGCGACACCAGCGGTGTGCAGATTCCGTTCACCATTTACAACGCAGGCGAGCGCGTCAAGGGCAACTGGGACACCACGACCAAGGCATTCACCGAGCTGCCCAGCTCCGGAGAGCAGGTATAAAACAACAGGCAGAGCACAGGGCGGTCAGCGAGGGTTGGCCGCCCTTTATCTTTAGGAGGACAAAATGGAAAACGAAAAGACCATGAATTTCCCGGAACCCGAAAAGAACGTCGGCATCGTCATCGACGATGGCACCGAGGAAGTGCCCATCACGAACCTGCGCGGCCAGCGCGTCGGCGTGTTCTATGTGCGCCCGACCGATATCGGCATCGTACATCGGTATAACGACTTCGTGAAGAAGTTCAACGGTGTTCTGGAGCCGGTGCAGCAGGTCAACCTCAACAGCGACGGCTCCGCAAAGGATGGCGACGACCGTACCATCAACGCGCTGCGCGAAGCTGAAAAGCGTCTGTCCGACGCGCTGAACACCCTGTTTGATGGCAACTTCGCTGAGGCGTTCTTCGGCAAGATGAATCCTTTCTCCATCGTCGGTGGCCGTTTCTACTGCGAAATCGCCATTGAGGCCGTCGGCGCATATATCCAGAAGCGCTTTGACAGAGAGATGAACCTCGCGCAGAACCGTGTGGATAAGTACACCCACGGCTACCGCACCGGCAAGCACCGGAACGGCGGCAAACGGCGCGGCAGAGGGCCGCAGCAGTGATCGGCGAGCTTCCCACCCGGCTGGATGTCAACGGCAAAAGCTACGCCATCCGCACGGACATGAAAGACGTGCTGAAAATCCTGCAAGCGTTTGGAGACCCGGAGCTGAAAGACGAGGAAAAGGTCTATATCTGCCTTGTCATTCTCTACCGGGACTTCGACGAGATGCCGCAATCTGACTACGAGGCCGCATACAAGGCGGCTGCGGAGTTCATAGACTGCGGCCTCCATTCTGGCACAGACAAGGGACGACCGACACCCCGGACAATGGACTGGGAGCAGGATGCACCGATTCTGTTCCCGGCCATCAACCGGGTGGCAGGCTGTGAGGTGCGCAGTATTCCGCACCTGCACTGGTGGACGTTCATGGGATATTTCATGGAAATCCATGACGGCACGTTTGCTCAGGTCATGGCCCTGCGCAGCAAGAAAGCCAAAGGCAAAAAGCTGGAAAAGTGGGAGCGCGAATTTTGGGCCGCGAACAAAGACCTGTGCGTTCTGAAAGTGAAGCGGAGCGCAGAAGAACAGGCGGAGATCGACCGGCTCAACAAATTACTGGAATAAGGAGGTGGCACTGATATGGCACAGGCAGACGGCTCTATTGTCGTTGATACTGAGCTTCAGACCGAAGGGTTTGACAAAGGGAGTAAGGATATGCAGCGAGCAGTCCGTTCCCTGCAATCCAAGGTTGATGGCCTCGCGCCGACCATGAAAAAAGCAATGCGCGGCAGCGCCAGCGCCTTAGAATCCTTTGACGCCAAGGCTGGCCCACTGCGTGAAACGATTTCCGCTCTGGAAGATAAGATGGCCCAGCTGGGCAAGATTCGCATTCCGACCGAGGACTATTCGTGGCTCCAGACGGAGATTGCAAAGGCTGAGAAAGAGCTGGACAAACTGCTCAACAAAGAGGCCATGTATGAGGATATGGACGTCAACAAATCCTCGCAGAAGTGGAAGAATTTGCAGTACAGCATCGAACAGACCAAAAAGAAGCTGGAAGAGTATAGAGCGGATGCAGCGCAGATGGAAGAGGATGGAACCTCTCACACGTCTGGCACTGATTCTGCGGAGTATGACCAGCTGAGTGCGGCCCTCGATGCCGTGAAAGAGCAGCTCGACAGCATGACGCAGAAAGTGGACCGCAGCACGTCCGCGCTTTCGAGGTTTGGAAAGACCGTAAAAGGCGGCGTTGTCGGCGGGCTGAAAGACATGGTATCCATGCTGGGCAAGGGTGCGGCGGCTATGCTGCGCCTTTCTCTGCGGGCAAAGAAAACGCACTCCAGCTTCAACAGCGGCATCGGAACGCTGCTGCGTTATGGTCTGGGCGTGCGCTCCCTGTTTACCCTCATGAGCAAGCTGCGCAGCGCGTTGGTGGACGGCTACAAAAACCTTGCCCAGTATTCCAGCCGGACAAACGCTGCAATTTCGTCCCTGATGTCTGCGCTGGACAGGTTGAAGAACAGCTTCGCAAGCGCATTTGACCCTATCCTGCGGGCGGCAGCCCCGGCGCTGGTATCGCTTATCAACCTTATCTCCGAGGCGGTTTCCCGCATCGGGATGTTGACGGCGGCCCTGACTGGCTCGAAAACCTACACTAAGGCAACGACCATTCAGGAGGACTACGCCAAGAGCCTCGACAAAACGTCGCAGTCTGCAAAAAAGGCAAAGGCGGCTCTGGCCAGCTTCGATGAACTGAACATTCTGGACGATAAGGACACGGACAACACGAAAGACGATGGTTCCGTTGACCCCTCCAAGATGTTTGAGCAGGTCCCCATTGACAGCGCCGTGCTGGACTTTGCGGACAAGCTGAAAAAGGCATTTGAGGAAGCTGACTGGAAAGAGCTGGGCACACTGCTGGGCAACAAAATCAATGAGCTGGTGGACAGCATTGATTGGTCCGGCTGGGGAACAAAAATCGGCAAGGGCATGAATGCAGCCATCCAGACGCTGTACTACACCGTGGACACGGTGGACTGGGTGAATATCGGCAAGCATTTGGCCGAGGCGGTCAACAGTATCATCAATGAGGTTGACTGGGACATCTTCGGGCGGCTGCTGGCGAAGAAGTTTACCGTGGCGCTGGATTTGGCCGGTGGTTTCCTGAAAGAGCTGGACTGGACGGCTGTGCTTCAGGCGTTCACCAGCGGCTTCTCTGGCTTCTATAACGAGTTGCAGGAGTGGCTGGAGAGCAAAGACTGGTATCGGATTGGCGAGATCATCACCGCCAAGCTGTCCGACGCGCTGCGTAACGGCAACGTGGAGGGTGCAGTCAAGAGTTTCTTCGACGCTTTCACGGAGGCTATCAACTCGCTGGCCGACCTGATGGACGGCATCGACTTCTATCAGGTGGCAAAGGACCTCGTTGAAATGCTTGTCCGGGCTGTGTCTGGTGTGAGCTGGGACGAGCTGACGGAGGCGCTGGGCCGCCTTATCGGTGAATCCGTTGATGCAGTCATTCAGATTCTGGCCGGTTCTCTGGCGGATGTGGGCAACTACTTCAAAGAGAAAACGCAGGAAGCTGGAGGCGACGCTGTTGCGGGCTTCTTCCTCGGCATCAAGGACGCTATCTTTGGCGTTGGTGCATGGATTGTAGATAACATTTTCAAGCCGTTCTGGAACGGCATCTGTGATGCGTTCGAGATTCACTCGCCATCCAAGAAGATGGCCGAGGTCGGCAAGTTCATCATGGAGGGCCTGAAGAACGGTATCACCGGGGCCATTTCCACCGTGGTGAATGCCGTGAAAGAACTGCCCGGTCAGATCGTGGCGAAGCTCAAGGCGACGAACTGGGTACAGGTCGGCAAAGACATCATCGGGGCCATCTACAATGGCTTCGTGGCCTTGCAGACTAAGCTCCCGGCTGCGATGCAGACCATTGGTGCGGCCATCAAGAAAAAGCTGTCCGACATCGACTGGCTGACCGCGGGCAAGAACGTCATTGGCGCTATCTATAACGGATTTGTCACGCTGCAAACCAAACTCCCGACTGCCTTAAAATCCATTGGCGACGCAGCGAAAAAGAAGCTGTCCTCTATCGACTGGGCAGCAGCAGGCAAAAATGTTATCGGGTTTATCTACAACGGCTTCGTGGCCTTGCAGACGAAACTTCCACTTGCGTTGAAGTCTATCGGAGACACGGCAAAGAAAAAATTCACGGACATCGACTGGCTGGGCGTCGGCAAAAACGTCATCCTCGGTATCTACAACGGCATCAAGAATACGCTGAAAAAGCTGTCTGAAGCTGCTGGACAGGCATCCAACTGGCTGATTAACGCCTTTAAGGATGCACTGGGCATCCATTCTCCCTCCGTTGAGGGCGAAAAACTGGGCTATTATTTTGACGCCGGTGTTGCAGGAGGTATTACCGGCAATGCGGATATGGCCGTGGATGCAGCTGGTGATTTGGGTCTGGCTGTGTACAATGGCGCAGATGATGCGCTGGACGGCAAGGGCGAACTGCTGGGAGAGGGCTTCGTTGATGAAACGGTTGACGCACTGACCAGCAACATGAACCGTATTTCCGACGCACTTTCTTCCGGCAAGGGCATCTCCAACATCAAGGGCATTGTCGAAGCGGTGAAGAGCGGCGACTGGGCAACCGTGACCAAAAACGTGGCCCTTGGTCTGTTCAACTCCCTCGACAAGAACTTCAGAACCAACGTCACCGGTTTTGTGGCGGACTCTCTGGACGCGCTGAACGCCGGATACGACGAGCAGGGCTTCTTAGGCATGGCAAAAGCCGCGGTGAACATCGTCACCGGCCTGAAAAGCAATCTGTCCTCTGCGAGCAACACCACCATTCTGAAGAATGCTGGCAAGGGCTTGGCCGGGAGCATCAAAACAGGCATGGAGGGCGGTTTGCCTGACCTCTGGACGCTTGTTTCGAGCATCCCCGGAAAGATTCTGGAGCTTCTGTCCGGCGGCTTTGATGAACTGAAAAAATGGGGCAGCGGCCTCATTGACTGGCTGAAAAAGCTGTTTGGTGGCGGGTCTGGTGACATCCAGAAGACTGCAAATAGTTTCCTCCAGAATGTAGGCAACGCTTTTAAGAAGATGTTCTCCGGCACGACCGACGAAGGCAACTCGTTCATGTCGAATCTGGGCGACCTGTTCAAAAACGGTCTGTCTGGAATCAAGAACAATACCTCCGGGCTGCTGGGCAGCATCAAAAATCTGTTCAGCGGAGGGTTTAAGAACATTTCCTCCGGCGCATCTGGCCTGTGGAACTCTGTCAAGGGCTTCTTCAGCAACGGATTGTCGGGCATTGCGTCCAATGCAGGGTCGATGATCTCCAACATCGGCTCCATCTTCAGCAAAGGATTTTCCGGCATTGCGTCTGGCGCGTCGGGCCTGTTCTCGAACCTTGGCTCTATTTTCAGCGGCGGGTTGTCGGGCATCGCCTCGACCGTCGGCAGCGGCTTGTCCGGCATCCTCGGTTCTGTTGGCTCTACGGTCGGCGGTATCGCTTCGACTGTGGGCGGCGGCCTATCCGGGCTGATCTCCACGATTGGTGCAGGCGTCGGTTCCATCGGCTCTGTCGTGAGCGGTGGTCTGGGTGCGCTGGCATCCGGCGCTGCTGGCGTTGCCGGTTCTGTCGGTACGGCCCTTTCCGGTGCTGCTGCCGCCGCTGGCTCCGCGCTGGGCGGCCTTGGCACTACGCTGGCTGGTCTGGCGACCGCTGGTGGCCCCATCGGAATCGCGGTAGCTGCTGTCGGCGCGTTGGGCGCTGGCCTGACGGTCGCATATAAAAAATGCGATTGGTTTAGAGATGGCGTGAACAATGCGTTCAACGCCATCAAAAACACTGTCTCCAATGTGTGTCAGGGCGTCGGCAATGCTGTGAAAAACATCTGGAACGGTGCGAAGAGTGCTGTGTCTGGAGCTGTCGAGGTCGGCAAAAACATTGTGAGCGGCATCGGAAACGGCATCAAGAATGTGGCTTCCGGCGTTTGGAACGGCGTGAAAAAGGTCGGCAGCGGCATTGTCAGCGGCTTCAAAAAGTTCTTCGGTATTCACTCTCCGTCCACCTTGATGGCAGACGAAATCGGCGCATACCTGCCCGCTGGCATTGACGAGGGCATGAAAGATGCTATGCCCGCGCTGCTGTCCAGTGCAAAGGACCAGATGGGCGATTTGGTGGACACTGTGAAGGACGGTGCAGCAGAGGCCAACGGCGCGATTGCCGGCAGCGGTATGCCGCTGCTGTCCGAAGTTTCGGGCAAGGTCGATATCGTGGACGGTCTGGATGATGTCCTGACCCGGTTCTCCGACAAGGTGGCCGACAGCTTCACGAATCTGCTGGATCGTCTGACGGAAATCACGCAGAGCGCTGGCTTCTCCATCCCTGCGGTGGCATCCGGTACGGTCACTCCCTATGCAGTGGACAACGGCAAGAGCGGCGGCTCCGGGAACGTGCTGGAAGAAATCCATGCGTCCAACGAGGAAACCACCCGAACCATCGTGCAGGCCATTGGCAGCGCCACGAATTCCATCTGCGCAGCGGTCGAGCAGTACAGTGGTGCGGAGGTCAACGTGGACGCTGACAGCCTCGCACAGCACACGGTTGACTATATCAACCGCAAGACCCGGATGTTCGGCACCTCGCCGCTGCTGACTCCCACGGAAGTATAAGGAGGCGAAAACCCTATGAAACCGATTCTCAAAATCGGTGACCATGACTATACAAAGTGGGTGGCAGAGGGCGGCCTGACCCCTACGGACAGCGATGTGGATTCCAGCAAATCTGGCCGAAACACGCTGGACGCGCTCATGGTCCGAAACAAAATCGGCGCGAAGCTGAAATGGTCGGTCACGCTCGTTGATATCCCGGAGGAAGTCGCTGCCCAGTTGTCGAAAGACCTGAAGCAGACGTTCTTCAACGCCACACTGCTGGACCCGGATGCAGGGCGATACCTGACCAAGACCTACTACTGCGCAAACCGGCCCTTCGGTGCGCAGCGGTTCGACAAATCGACCGGCAAGACCTACTATGTGGGTATGGCGTTCAACATGACGGAGCAGTAAGGAGGTGAGACACTACGAGGCACAGAACGAAGCAGTGGACTGAACTGGCAGCTCGCGGGCGGTTCAATATGGACGCTCGCGCTGTCATTGCGGGCAAAGAATACTTCCGTATTTCTGCGCCGCAAATCAGTCACAGCCTTGCGACCGAGCCGTTCAGCATCGGCAACTGCAATGCAGCCTCCCTGAAGCTGAATGTCCTGCTGGAAGATGGCGAAACCATCCCGGAAGCAGCTGCGGTGCGCATCATCGCACGGCTCACAGATCTGGACATTACTAACCATACGGAGACGCTGCCGTTTGGCGAGTTCTGGGTCGATACCTGCACCGGGTCTGAAAATCTCTATACGCTGTCCTGCTATGATGCGATGCTCAAGACCTCGCAGGCCATGGTGGACGATAGCGACAGCGAAAGCGACTGGCCAAAGTCCATGGCCGTTGTGGTGCAGGAAATCGCGTACCGCATCGGTACTCCGCTTGACCCGCGCACCCGCATCAACCGAGGGCTGAACTACATGGTGCCTTATCCGAAAGGCTACACCATGCAGCAGATTCTCGGCTGGATTGGAGCTTGCAACGGCGGCAACTGGACTATCACGGACGAAGGTATGCTCCGGCTGGTGACGCTGACCGCGCCGCCCACGGAAACCTACCGCATCGTGGATGATAGCTACAACGACATCATCACCGGCGATGGCTACGCGCTGGCGTGGAAGCTGTCCAGCGGCAGCGGAGAAGCGCAGACCCCGGAGACCGGCAGCGGTGTTGGCTCGCTGGTCCCGATGGTCTATCCGGTCGTTGACCATGAATTCAACCGCATTGTAACGGCAGACGGCTTCACGCTGGTCTACGACAAGACCGGCGCAATCGAGGCTGAACAGGGCCTTATCCATGTGCCGTTCGTGCGCGGCCCTATCATCACCGGCAAGCGGCTTGTGGTGTCCAAGGTCACCATGACGGACGAGGAAGGCAACTCGTACTCGCAGGGTGATGATTCCGGTTTTGAAATCACCGTGGACAACTGCCCCTATTCCTGTCAGGGCATCTGCAACGACCTCTATTCCATGCTGCACGGCATCGAGTACGAGCCGTTCACGGCCACGGATGCGGTGTTTGACCCCGCAACGGAGCTGGGCGATCAGGTCAAAATCGGAGATCAGGTACACAGCTCCATCTATTCCATGGAGGCCACGCTGGATATCGGCTATGCAAACACCATCAGCGCACCGACCAACACCGAGGCCACCCGGCAATATCCGTATCTGACAAACCGCGACAAGAACCGCGATAAGGTGTTTCTGGAAATGAGCACCGACTATGGCGGCGTTGCAATGTCTGCGGATGATGGTCTGGTCGTTACCAAAACCGGCAGCGCAGGGCGCAGCGTTTCCGCACAAGCTCTGACTACGGCTCGAAGTACGCCGGTCTCCCGCGCCGAGGTGCAGTATTCGGACGAGTACATTGCCATGCGAGCGCGGGACCCGGAAACCGGCCGCATGGAGGACTGCATTTTCTTCGACGATGATGCAGAGAAGTACCACATCACAAAATCCGTTCTGATAGAACAGGCCGATGAACTGGCAGAGGAGTTGAAGAACTTGTCCGATGAACTGAAATCTATGGAAGGCGGGGACGGCGAGGAAGCTGTCACCCTTCCGCAGCTCTTGCAGTCCGTCAAGGATGTGCAGGCATCCCTCACAGAGCAGCGCACCACGCTGGCCGGGCTGGAAACATCGGCGGCCAACATTGAGGAAACGCTGGCCGCTGTGCAGACTGCGCTTTCCGACATAAAGGCGGCGGCAGCGGGCATCCAGTCTGTCGTGGACAAGCATACTACCTCGCTTGCGAGCTTGCAGACTGACGTGGCAGCCCTGAAAAAATCTGCTGCCGACCAGTCGGCAGAGCTGACTACAATACAGACGGATGTGACGGCGCTGAAACAGGCCGTTGCAACCCAGTCTGCCGAAATGTCCAAGGTTCATACTACGGTAGACGGGCACACGGCCTCTCTGGCCGCGATGGACGAAAAGCTGACGGCTGCACAGGGAACATTGGACAGCATCTTCTCGCTGCTAAAAACGATGTCCGGCAGCAAGGACACCGAAATCAACCCGGACGCCGGGACGGATGCCGGGACAGACGATAAGACGAACGCAAAGGAGGATAATTTGTAAATGGCTGAAAAACGCATTCAGGATTTCGCCACGGTAACGGAAGCCCAGGATGACGACCTGCTTCTGGTTTCTTCCAATGACGAGACCTATAATATCAAGGTCAAGACCTTGAAAGATGCCGTGCAGGGTGATGCGGACCGCGCCGAAGCTGCTGCAAAAGAAGCGCTGGCAACGGCAAAGCAGGTCTCGGATTCCGTCGGCAATATCGAAGAGCGGGCCTCTGCCGCAGAGGTAAAGGCAGCCTCTGCCGAATCTGCTGCAAAGACCGCTGTGCAGGACGCAGCAGACGCGAAGACCGCGGCATCCAACACGGAGGGCATGGTCTCCACGGCCCAGACTGCTGCATCCCAAGCCAGCACAGCGGCTGTCAAAGCAGAGGACGAAGCATCTAAGGCGTCTACCTCTGCGAGCGCTGCGCAGGAGGCGGCAGGAAAGGCGGCCGAGGCTTCCCAAAAGGCTGTCGAAGCTGCAACCACGGCAACGACCACGGCGAGCGAAGCGAAGACGACCGCAGGAGAAGCCAAAACTGCCGCAGAACAGGCAATGTCTGACGCTGCCGATGCAGCGGCCAACATCAAGACCGCGACCGAGGCGGCCTCGAAGTCTGCTGCGTCCGCAAAGACCGCAGAGCTTCAGGCAACCGCAGCGGCCAACACTCTGGCCCAGTTTCAGGAAATCATTGAAAACGGCGTTGTTCAGGACGTGCAGTCCGTGGATGATGGCTTGAAGATCACCTACACCAACGGCGGCACCATCACGCTGCCCATCAAGGCTTCCGGCGGGCTGGCGTTCAGCTCTATGTACTACGACACGGAAACCTACTACCTGCATCTGTACGACGAGAACGAGAAAGACGTCATTGACCCGGTGTACATCCCCGGCGGCGGTGGAAGCGGTTCTGGTGGCTCCTCCGGTGTCACCCTGACCAACGAAACCTACGTCAACGGTGAAAAGGCGCTGTCTTTTGCCGTCGCACAGGGACAGGGCGTGGAGGTGTCCTACACCTTTACCGACACTGACCCTGACTTTGGAGGCGCTGCTGCATACTATGTCAACGGCGAGCAGGTGGCCACGGCCAACATCGTGCAGAACAAGAAAATCACTTTTGACCCCAGCGCGTGGCTGGTGGCCGGTGATAACAAGGTGCGCGTCGTCGTCACCGACGAGAACGGCGCGACCGGTTCCAAGACATGGAATATCTCTGTTCTGACTGTTTCTGTGACTGCTACGCTGTCGGAGTCTACCCTGTACACCGTGGGCACGGCGTTCCGCATCACCTACACTCCGGTCGGCTCCGGCATGAGCAAGACCACGCACTTCCTCGTGGATGGCAAGCAGGTGGCGGAAGCATCCACCACATACTCTGGCCGCCAGCTGGTGCAGAGCCTGACCATCAACGGCCACGGCGCTCACGATATCGACATCTACACGACCACGACCGCCAGCGGCAACACCATTACCAGCCCGACCGTTCACTTCTGCATCGCAGTCGTGGACAGCTCCAGCACGGTGCCCATCATTACGGTCAAGGACAAAAAGCCCTCTGGCCGTGTGTATATGACCGCCGCGCTTCAGTATATGGTCTATGACCCCTCTACCGAAAACGCGACCGTGAAGCAGTCTATCGACGGGACGGAGACCACTCTGAACGTGGGCCGCAGCTTGCAGTCGTGGGCGTACAAGCCTCGCTCTGAGGGTGAGCATACCCTGACGCTGACCTGCGGCGAAACTACCGTCACCATGACCTATACGGCCACAGCGCTGGGGTATGACATCCATCCGGCAAATGTGGACGCGAAGTTTGATTTCGACCCGGCGGGCCGCTCCAACTCCGCAGCAGACCGCGACAAGTGGGAATCTAACGGCATTGCTCTGACCGTGGACAAAGACTTCGACTGGACCAATGGCGGCTATCAGCAGGACAGCGACGGAAACACGGCCTTTGTCATCCGCGCCGGTCATACGGCGACCATCAACTTCAACCTGTTCGGCTCGTCCAATATTCAGGCATACGGCGCATCTTTCAAGATGATCTATACGGCCAAGAATGTGCGCGAGTTTGACGCTGTGGTTGCGCAGTGCCTTTCGGACGGCATCGGTCTGGATGTGAACGCCAAGGAAGTGACCCTCTCCACCGAACAGACCAGCATCAGCCAGTTTGTTTGCGAGGGCGAGTACACGGAGCTGTGCTACAACATCACCAGCCGGACGAAGAATAGCGAGCTGTTCCTGAATTTGCAGGGCATTCCGTCCCGGTTTGCCACCTATTCGGAGGGCGACCGCCTGACCCAGCGCACCCCGGTGCCGCTGACCATCGGCAGCCCGGATTGTGATGTCTGGCTGTACCGCTGCAAGTATTACGACATCAGCCTCGGCGACGCGGACATGATGGATAACTACATCGCAGATGCGCCCGACCCGGACGAGATGATTGCCCGCTATGAGGGCAACAGCGTGGACGACGGCGCGGGCAACATCATCACCGACTGGAATGCAGCATCCATCGACGAGGCGTATATCAACAATCTGGCGAAGAAAAATCCCGGTCTCCGCGTCATCAAACTGCGGGTTCCGCGCTTCACCACCGACAAAAACGATAAGGTCTCCGGCTCCAGCGTCGAACACCTGCTGTATGGTGCGCGAGCAAAAGACTGCTGGAAGAACGAAAGCGTCGTTCACCGCGGGCAGGGCACCAGCTCCAATGCCTACGGCAAGGCGGGCCGCAACATGGACTTTGACTGCAAGGGCAAGTTCGTCTATACGGATGAACACGGCCTGACGGTTGAAGCCGACAGCTATGACATGACGGACGGTTCCATGGGCGAAACCTACTTCAACGTCAAGCTGAACATTGCCTCTTCGGAGAATATGAACAACGCCATGCTGGCGGAGCTGTTCAACAAGTACCAGCCGTATATCCGGGCGGCTCGCGCAGCGAATCCCAAGGTGCGCGACACGATGGAGTTCCACCCCTGCGTTATCTTCGTGTATAACGAGAGCACGGAAGAGGGCTTCACGCAGGGTCAGTGGATTTTCTACGGCGTTGGCGATTTCGGCAACTCGAAGAAAGACAAAAAGGCGCAGGGTCTTGACAGCACCCAGCGCCCCAATGAGTGCATCGTGGAGCTGTGCAATAACACCCACGTCTACAACCGCTTCAAGGGCTATGAAGGCGCAGAAGACGCCTCCAGCTGGGAGAGCGACGACAACCCCAATGCGCCGCTGTCTTTCCGCTACATCGCGGATGGCTGTGACGAGGCCGTGGCCCGGAAGGCATGGAGTGATGTTATCAAGTGGGTGTATTCCACTGACCGCAGCGCGGCGACCGGCGAGGCGCTGGGCAGCCCTGTGACCTACGGCGGCACGACATACACCAACGACACGGCAGAATACCGCGCTGCTAAGTTCGTAAACGAGTTTGACCTGCACTTTGAGAGCAAGTCTACCCTGTATCACTATGTTTTCACCAGCTTCTTCACTATGCCGGACAACCGCGCAAAGAACACATTCCCGCACTGTGAGGACGTGACGGCAGAGCATCCCATCTGGGACTACTGCTTCGGTTACGATATGGACACGGCCATGGGCAACAACAACGAGGGCGACCTCGCGCTGGACTATGGCATGGAGGACACCGACCAGCTGAACGGCGGCAACGTCTTCAACGCACAGGATTCTGTTCTGTGGGCCAACGTCCGCGACCTGCTGACCGACCGCCTGAACACGATGGTTGCCACCCTGACGGAGTTGTTCGACGCCGACCGCCTGAACGCTGCCTTTGACGCCTACCAGAAGCTCCGCCCGGCACGTCTGCTGGTTGCAGATGCACGGCGCAAGTACATCCGCCCCTACGAGGACCTGAAGGAGAACGGTGCAGCCGTCACGATGTTCATCCCCATGATGAACGGCACGAAAGAGCTTCAGCGCCACTATTTCCTGAAGTACAACAGTATCTACTTCGCCTCCAAATGGAATACGGCGGCGGCCCGGAACGACAAGATCACCCTGCGCGGCTTCGCAAGCCCGACCGGCGAGATTGCGGCGATCACCATCACACCATATTCTGACCTCTATGTGTCCATCCTGTTCGGCTCCATCCTGAAGCAGCAGCGCTGCAAGCGCGGCGAGCCGGTGACGTTGAGCATGAGCAAGGACACAGCGCTGAATGATACCGAAATCTACATCTATTCGGCATCCATGCTGGAAGCTGTGGAGGGCATCGCCAGCGTTTACACCAATCAGGCTGACTTCTCGGCAGCCACCAAGCTGCGTTCCATCGTCATTGGCAGCGACGCGGACAGCTATTCCAACGTCAACCTGACGTCTTCTATCAAGCTGGATTTCTCGGCGCTGGCCGTGCTGGAAGAGCTGCGAATCGACCATTGCCCGAATTTGACCGCACCGGTGGACGTGTCCGGCTGTGTGGCCCTGAAAGTCGCCAGCTTCAAGGGGACGCCGGTCAGCACGGTCAACTTTGCTGCTGGTTCTGCGCTGGAAACCTGCTATCTGGAGAGCCCGGTCAGCTTGACGCTGCGCAATATGCAGAACATCAAGACCTTTGAGGTGGCGGACGGGTACGCAAACCTGACCGGTCTGCGCCACGAGAACACGCCGTTCCCGGCTGCGCTTGATATTGTCAACGCAGCGGCCAAGCTCTACACGGTACGCCTTGTGGGCATCGACTGGCAGCTTACCGGCACAGACCTGATGAATCGTTTGCTGGGCATGGGCGGCTACGACGAAAACGGTCTGGAAGTTCAGCAGTCCTCGCTGTCCGGCAAAGTCTATACCTCCGTCATTCGTCAGGCTGAGGTGGAAAAGTACACCGCAGCGTGGCCCGATCTGGCCCTGACCTATGGCGGGACCGTGCAGCAGTACAAGGTGACGTTCTGCGATTATGACGGGACAAAGCTGACCTTCAAAGATGGCTCCCCGGCAGAAATCCTCGTTGACCGCGGCGCGACCTGCCCTGACCCGGTGGCAACCGGGCTGATGGATACTCCGACCAGAGAAGCAACTCAGGCGGAAGTGTTCACCTATTCTGGATGGGATACTGTTCTGACGCAGGTGCTGTCCGAGCTGACCGTCAAGGCCGCCTATACCAGCGTTCCGCAGCGCTATACGGTGCGCTGGTACTCGCAGACCGGCGTAGTTGTAGGCACAAAGACCGTAGACTATGACACCGAGGCAGTACCGCCCGACGACCCGGAGCGCACGGACGAGGAAGGAAACTTCGTTTATCGTCTGTTCAACGGCTGGGACAAGTCCACAGCTCACGTCCGGGAGAATATGGACGTCTATGCGCGTTGGATTGAAGGATCCTTGCCGAACTTCGGCGATGATCTCTCCAACCTGAATCTGGCGCAGCTGTACGGCATCCGGCAGTCTGGACGGTCTGCCCTCTATTTCACAGAGGACAACATCAAGACCCGCGTTCCGTTCACCATGGGCTATGAGCCGGAGTTTGACAACGTGGAATCTGTGCTGCTGGCTGAAAATATGGAGCTGGACGGCAAGACCTCCAAAGACACCGGTGTGAAGATCATGGACAAGGACACCGGCTGGACGCTGGTTGTGGACTGCGTATTCGACCAGCCGACGGCAGAGTCGTGTGTGGCGGCTTGCTTTACCAAGACTGGCTATCACGGCTTCAAGGTTAAATACAGCGGCGGCACGGCCGTCCAGTGGTCCACCAACACCGTGAACAATGGTCGCGGCACGGGCCTGTCTACCATCTCCGGCATTGGCACACAGTATGTGTCCGACCAGTACCGCGAGCTGGTGGTTCTGCGCCATGCCAAGGGCAGCCGGAACCTGTTCGTCTATTTCGCAAACCCGAACGGCGACGACATCATTTCCCGCGAGCTGACCAAGACCATCGACACGGCATCTGACGCGACCCTCATGCTGGGTTGCGACAATGACGGCAAGAACTTTGCGACCGGCTTCCTGTACCGGTGCAAGCTCTGGAAAGACGACCTCGGTGAGACTGAGTGCCTGAAGATGGCAGCATGGCCGCGTGAGGAAAGCTATCTGGAGGTCATCGGCACCGGCGGCGCAACCAAGACCGGCGGCGGTACGAGCGCCATCGACCTGATTCACGCAGGTCTGCTGAACGGCTACCACCGCATGAACCCGACCAACAGCAACGCTGGAGGCTGGCCCGCATCCGAGATGCGCAGCTGGCTCCAGAAGCGCTATCTGGCCGGTTTGCCTTCGGCGCTGCGCCGGATGCTGGTTTCCGTTCATATCTCGTCCGTTGACTACGGCGCGGGCACGGCTGGTATTCTGGAATCCGAGGATAAGGTCTATCTGCCCTCCATGCGCGAGATGAACGGAACCAATACGGAGCCGTTTGTGTACTGTGGCGAGCAGATCCCGTGGTTCACATCTGACCGTGTCCGCATCAAGTTTGCGGGCTATACGCTGGCGCAGAGCGTGAATTTCACTGTATCCAGCACCGCGCCCAAGACCCCTAAAAAGGGCGATGTGTGGATTTGTTCTGCTGATAGCAATGTGGGCTATCTCTGGAATGGGCACATGTGGATCAGGGCGCGGTGGTATTGGCTTCGCGATGCTTCGGTGTCCGCGTCTACCATCTTCTACGGTGTGAACACCACCGGTTATGTGGGCAACAGCGACCTTGCAACGAACCTCAGCGGCGTACTGCCCCGGCTTCATCTGTAAAATCTGGCAAAATCTGGGCGGCGTCAGTCCGCCCAGAACAGATGCCGGTCGCGGCAAATTTCGAGGGCGGCGCAGCCGCCTCGCGGCAAATTCTCCGAAATTGGTTCCAATTTGCCGGATTTTGTGATATTTTATCGTGGAGGAGGTGATAATGTGTCGGTTCTCGCAAGAAATCGCAGACTGTCAACGACAGAGTTTGAAATGAACTGCGCAAGGCTGGTGCAGCTGACCGCACAGCGGGCAGACCATATCCCGGCCCGGTACAAAAAATTTGTCAGGCCCCGGTTGATGGAGCTGACCACCAGCGCATACCATGCGGCCATCATGGCGAATGAGGCCGACAGTAGGACGGAGACCGGTCGAGCAGACCGGCGGAAGCTCTTTGAGCGCTCCATCCGATGTCTGGTTGCGCTTCAGAAACCACTTGTCGTATACTGGAGCCTGTTCGATTCCAAAGAGGGCGGCATCCGGGAGTGGGCAGACCTTGTAAACAAGGAACTGGCTCTTCTCCGCGGCGCTGCACACTTTGAGGATGACAGAGAGGTTCCCATGATAAAAACGTTTGACCTGAAATATTCGGAAGACCGGATGTTTCTGAACAAAATGCGAGAGCTGCACAAATACACCTACTCCAAAATCTGCACCGTACCTTTGGAATATAAGGACCACCTGTCCGACCAGATTTTGCAGTTCGTGGACGATGCGCTGTACTGCACCTTGCAGGGCAACGACAATTTCCCCACGACGCGAAAGCAGTATGAGGCGCGGGATAAGTACCTCAAACGGGCAATCGACAATCTGAACGGATTGCAGCGGCCATTGTATGCGCTGTGGAACGTCATGTGTTACAGTGAGAATACAATGGACGAGTGGGCGGGGCAGATCAATGAGTGCATCAAGCTCCTTTCCGGTTTGCGCAGCTCTGACAAGAAGCGCTTCGGGAAGCTGAAATGATGGTTCCAATGGTGGCACGTTGTTTTAGGCTTTGCCGGTGGTATTGGCTTCGCGATGCTTCGGTGTCCGCGTCTACCAACTTCAACAATGTGAACAACAACGGTAATGTGGGCAACAACAACAATGCAACGAACAACAACGGCGTTCTGCCCCGGATTCAATGTTTGAAAGTAACCATGTATAAGGGTGAAAATATCCAGAGAATATTGAAGGAACGTGCAACCATCCGTCTGTAACGGCGGTAAATTGATGGCTGGCCTGTGTTAAGGCTGGCGCACCGTATCGGTGTCCCTGAGCGGGGCGGCGGGACGATTCTTTCATGGCAGGTCATGTGCTGGGCCTGTTTCATCACCGCTTCGCAAACCTGTTTAGAATGCACACTATAAGTAGCAGGAAGGGCGTAGATTCTTTGACTAATCGGGAACAGATAAAGGCTAGGATAGAGCGGAGTAAAGCTCGGAAAGCCGCAAAACGAGAAGCGCGGGCGCGTGGGTCGTGGCGTGAGAACGGCAGCATTGATCTGGAGCTGCTGACCGTGGCCGCAAATGATGCCGCTCGCCGCTGCTTCTGGCATGGAAAGCCCATCCGGGAGCAGATAGAAACAGCGCTGGAACCGCGCACTCCCTATGCGGAGATGCGCATCAGGGCGTTGGATGCAGTCAAGAGCCGGGAACAGCGGTTGCAGGACGTGACACCGCTCGGAGACTTCCGCAGCGTGTTCACGATTCAAAACCTCATGAAGTCTTTGCAGAAACGCCGGAAAGGTGTCGAGTGGAAAGGCAACGTGCAGCGCTTCATCTTTCACGCAGTCTTGAAGTTGAAACGGCTGAAGGATTCGCTGCTGGAAGGAAAGCTGAATGTGGATGCAACCATCCGCCGAATCATGCTACATGAGCGCGGCAAGCTGCGCGAGATCCATGCGGTCATGATTGACTGCCGCGTTGTGCAGGGCTGCTATTGTGACAGCTGTCTTGTGCCGCTGACAGAGCGCACCCTGATTCGAGATAACCCGGCCAGCGTTAAGGGAAAGGGCGTCACAGATGCCCGGAACCGGCTGGCAATGTTCCTGAAAGAGCTGGCCGCGAAATACGGCAACGGCTTTTTCATTATGACCGGCGACTTCACAAAGTTCTTTGACCACCTCCGGCACAGCGATTGCCTGAAAAGATTCCGAGAAATCCGGCTTGACCGGATGCTTCAGGGCCTTGGCATGAAGATCGCCCGGATGTATCAGGAGAACGAGCTGCATGAAATTGCCGATGAAGCGGAACGGGCGGCAAAAGCGGAGCAGCTGCGCCAGCATAAAGGCATTGGTCTGACGCTGGGCAGCCAAGAATCGCAGACCATGGCGCTGGTTATCCCGAATGGGATTGACCATGCCGTCAAGGATAATCTGGGCGTCAGGGCCTACGAGCGGTACATGGACGACACCATGGCTGCTGGACCCTCGAAAGAGGAGCTGAAGCACGTTGGTCAGACTATCCAGAGTGAGGCGTCCGAGGTTGGGCTTTCGATGAACGCCAAGAAAACGGCAATCACAAAAGCCTCCAAGGGTATGAAGTTCCTGCAAATCTATTATAAGGTGACGGACACTGGGCATCTGGTGAAGAACCTCGTGCGGGCTGGCATCGTCCGAATGCGGCGCAAGTTGAAGAAGTTCGCAAAGATGGTTCAGCGCGGCGTCATGCGGCTGGATGATGCTTTCGCGTCGTTCTCTGCGTGGTTTGGCAACTCCTATCACGCCGACGCATACCGCACCAGAAAGGGAATGCTGTCCCTGTACTGGCGGCTGTTCCACGGATACCGAATGGAAGGAGTGTACGCATGATTTTTTATAAAATCCTTGCAGATGGCAAGGTGCTGGACGTCAATGACGTGTTTCTGCGCTGGCAGCCAAAACATGGCGTGATGCTTGTCTGCGACCCTGCAAAGGCAGAGTTCATCTGTCCGCGGGATTGCAGCGGGTACTATCATCCGTCGTGGCTCAACAAGCCGCCGGAGGGCGCTGTATACGACGGCGAGATTGACGCCGAGGAAATCACCGAAACTGAGTACAGAGCGCTGCTGAAGCAGCTGGAGGCTGGCGAAACGGTGGACAACCCGGAGCCTGACCCCGGTGACACTGGCGGTGAGGACACCGGCACCGGTGGTGATAACACAGGCGACAGCGGCGGGCAGCAGAAGCCCACCGTTGCAGATATGAAGCAGCTGGTTGATACCTGCGCAGGCTTGCAGAAGCAGGTTCAGATGCTGACCGACTGTGTATTAGAGATGAGCGAGGAAGTCTATGGCTAAGTTGGCCGCTGACGTCCTTGCTCATTTTCTTTGCAAAATTTTCGGAAAGGAGGGTGCGTTCATGATGGCAATGCTGTGGGCACAGCAGATTATGTTCGGCAAAAAGACTTTTGCCGAGGTCCCGGCCAAGCTGAAGAGCAAAGTTCGGGAGCTGCTCATTGATTCCGGCTGCGAAGACCTTATCACCGAGGACTAAGCAGGGAGAAAACAGGAAAGGCGACTGCGTAGAGGTACGCGGCCGCCTTTTTATTATGGAGGACTGACATTGAACATCGACGACATCAAGGAACTTTTTACAGCCGGGGGCGGGGCGCTCGTGGTCCTCCTGACCCTCGTGCAGATTTCGCCCATCAAGCTGAATCCGTGGAGCAAGCTGGCCCAGCTCATTGGCCACGCTCTGAACGCTGAGGTGTTGGAACAGCAGAAGCAGACACAGCAGAAGCTCGACGAACACATCAAAGTTGACGACGAGCGGAACGCCAACCTGCTCCGTACCAAAATTTTGAGGTTCAACGATGAACTGATCGACGACCGAAAGCACACCAAAGAACATTTCATTGAAGTCCTTGCCATCATCGACGATTACGAGGACTACTGCCGCGACCACCCGGATTACAAGAACAACCGCTGTACCCACGCGGTGGCGAACATCAGCAGGGTGTATGACGAAAGATTGCAGAAGCACGATTTTTTATAAGGAGGTATGAGGCGTGAGCGTTATCACCTATAAGCGCGGCGACGGAACAGCGCTGACCAAAGATTTTGTCCGGTCTGAGTTCGACTGCCCCTGTGGGTGCAGCACCCAGATGGTAGACCCTGAGCTGACAGAAAAGCTCCAGCGCATCCGCAATGTGCTGGGCAAGCCTATCAAAATCACCAGCGGCTACCGCTGTCTGAAGCATAATCAGGACGTGAAAGGCGGCACGAACAGCCGCCACCGGTACGGCATGGCCGCTGACTGGCGGCTCAAAGACCGCAGCGTGAACCCGGTCGCGCTGGGCATCATCGCTCAGGCGGTCGGCTTCGGCGGCGTCGGCATCTACTGGTACGGCGGGAATGCGTTCTGTCATGCAGACACCCGCGGGGCTAAGGCAACGTGGCTGTGCGACGCGGCGCTGCACTATCCGTCCACCACCTACCTGAAGTTCATCTTGCCGACCGTCAAGCGCGGCTGCACAGGTGATGCAAACCGGGCAGCGACGAAGATGCTCCAGCGTCTGCTTGGTCTGACCCCGGACGGCATCTTCGGTGAAAAGACCGAAACCGCCCTGCGGAAAGCGCAGGAGAAGCACAAGCTGGCCGTGGATGGCATCTGCGGTCCTGCATCGTGGCGGGCACTGTCCAGCGCGGACAAGTACCTTGCCAAGCTGTGAGGTAACATCTATGCAGGAACTTCACATCAACGTCAAGGCTGATGGGCGCCATAAGCGCAAGAAACAGCGGCCACAGCGCGGTTTCATGGATAAAGCAGTAATCTATTGCCTGTTCATGTGTACTGTGCTTGACGCGGCTGTTTTGGCGCTGTACTGGCACAGCGTCACGGCCCCGGACAGTCTGGCTATTGCGGCCATGGCTGCACCGTGGATGGTCGAATTTGGCGCGATGGCGTCCATCAAGAACAAAACGGCAGAACGACTCTCTCCTGTCAGGTTTTCGCCAACTTGTACTTCAACGGAAGCATTGCCTGTCCACGTAT